ATTTAAAGGGTGCTCACCCAATACAAACTGACCTGTCGATGTAGAATCTAATTCTGTATTTGTACTATTATATGATTTCTGAAGCATGCTAATTTCAAATAATTCGTTTTGGTAATAACCTCCAGCAATCTTTTCTATAGAAGAAAATCTTTTGTTGTTTACAATGTTAGTTATTAATCTTAATTCTTCGTTTGCATCAGTAGGATTCTTCTTTACTACTTCTGTCTCTGAAACAAATTTATATTTGTTTTGAATTAATGCTTGTTTATTATCTAACCCATCCTTAATTAGCTGCTGAATTGTAACAAAATTAAAACCATCAAAGTTTTCAAAAAACAGGTAAAGGAATTTGTTATCATGATCAGCCGATACAGCATGCTTAGCCAACCATTGTATAGCTTGGAAAGGTCTTAAGTTAGGAACGATCATTCGTCTTACTTTTACAGATCTTTCTTTATTAAAGTTTTTTGCTTGTTTAAATTTAGATTGTGTATCTGTAAGGATATACTCTTCGAATACCTTTTCTGCAGCATCTTCTAATAGCTCATTATAAGCATGAGAAACGTATTTTCTTACATTTTGCAAAAACTCTACGCTAGTTAAATCAACAACATACATCAATGTTCTTGCTTTATCGCTCATCACGATATTTCTTACACCCTTAATAATAAATTGTATTTGTTTAAATGTAACTCTACTAGATGAGTCTTCACTACCTATATTAGAAAGATGTTGATAGTATATAGTAACCAGTTCTTCACCAGTTAAAGGATAGTTAACAAACAACCCAATATTATCATTCAATACCATCTCTGCTTTAATTACAGGCTCAAATAACGATTGAAAAATGGTCAATTCAATAAACTGTGGTAACAAACTCATCTTGTCGTTACCATTAAATTTTTCTATTTTAACATCTACTATTTTTAATTCAAGAGGATTGATATTAGCCATTAATAAAAAGATCTTTAAATTGCTGTTGAAAATCACCAAGATATATTTGTCTTAGAAGTGTAATACTTCTTTTATTTTCATTCAACTCATTTTCATAGTCGTATATGCTTTTAGGTACCCAACCAGCTGGTCTTCCAATTGCTTCATATGTTTCAGCTGTAATTGTATAGTTGTACGAGTTAATTAATTCAGGAGGATCAGAAGGAAGACCTGCATAGTAATAATAAGCAATAGAAGAAGGTATAATTACCGATGATAACTTATAAGCAGCAGTGTTATACTTGTTTTCTAGATAAGAAATAAAGTTGTCAGCAGATAAGGGCCATTCATAATAAGGATCTATTATATTATTAACAACAAGTATAATCCAATCTAATGATGAATCACCATATTCATTATATGCTACAGTATCTGGTCTATCACCATCAACAATTGTATATGAAAAAAAGTTATTGTAGTTTGTTAAGTATTGCTGGATAAGCTCAGCTTTACCTAAAATATAAGTAGCTTTTTGATTGTTGTAGTTGATATAAGGATATAAATTAAATATGGACATTAACGGCCTCTTACAGACGAATCAATAAAATCATCTCTTGTGAGAATATCTATTTCTTGGAATCCTAAAGTCATCTCAATGGAAACGGGATTGCCATCTCTAAAAAATGCAAGAGAGCCACCACCAGAAGTATTAACATCAAGTTTTGTTATAAAAGAATCTCTGACTTTAGGTAATTGTGAAAATGAAACATCTCCTACTTCAAAATCAAGATTAGCCAGATAAGGATACTCCAAAGCAAACCCACCACCAATAATTTTAGGATGCATATATGCTTTAATACTGGTAATCATTGAATTGATTAGTGATGCTTCTTCTTGACTAGAAGGTGAAAGTCTCCATGTGAATGAATATGTTTTTAAATTAACACCTTCAAACACAGTAGAAAGATGGGGATTCCTAACCATGCCTGCTTGTTGTTGTGCCAATTGACCTGGAAGGGTATCAGAAAGACCTGGTAGAGTTGCAGCTGCCTGCAAAGCAATTGAACCAACAAGAGAATTAATTGATCCTCCTGAATTAAGTTCTTTTGTGGCTGCTTCTGCTGCAGTCTTACCTGCAGCTAATGTATCTTGATAGTTATTGATATTGCCAAGCAATCCAAATTTTGTTTCATTTACTCTAATATTATAATCATCTGTTAGTTGCGTAGGCATAGGCAATCTAATAACACCAGCAAGGTTTTGAGTGACACTGGCGCCTGGTCTTGGTCTTTGATATGCTCTCATAGAAAGTCTACAATAAAACGTAGGCTCTTTGGCTGGAAAGGCAAATGAGAAATTTGTAATTGGCATTTTTATTCCTATAAATAATACGTATTATTTATGTGGTGAAAAAGATATGTCGTATAAAGGAAAGTTTAAACCTCACAATCCCCAGAAATATAAAGGCAATATTTCTAGTATTACTTATAGAAGCCTTTGGGAATTGAGGTTTATGAGGTATTTAGATTCTCATCCCAATGTAACAGATTGGGCATCCGAAGAAATAATAATTCCTTACTTTAGTCCTGTTGATAAAAAAATACATAGGTACTTTCCTGATTTTTGGGTTCGAACCAAGAATTCTGATGGCACCATAAATACTATGATAATAGAGATAAAACCAGATATCCAAACTCGTATGCCTGCTAAAAAAGAAAAAGTCACTAGAAGGTATATTACAGAGTTAAAGACGTTTGGTGTCAATACAGCTAAATGGAGAGCTGCTGAGCAATACTGCTCAGATAGAAAGTGGCAATTTAAGATACTAACGGAAAAAGAACTAGGTCTGGATAAGTTTTAAAAATGCCAATATTTACACAAATATTAGACGATACGAGAACAGGTGTTAAAAAACCTAGTAATTTTGATTCACGAGATTGGTATAGAGAAAAAGCCAAGGAAGTGAAATCTGTCACACCTTCCAAAATAATATACGGAAATCCTCATTTAAACAAAACTCAAATTAAACCTGGGTTCATGTATTTGTTTGGATATGATCCTAAGCATAAGGAAGATCTTCCTTATTATGATACTTTTCCTTTAATCTTTCCATTCAAAGATGAGGGTGATGGGTTTTTAGCAATGAACCTTCATTATATCCCACACATCTTTAGAGCAAGACTGATGGATAACCTTTATCCTTTGATAAACAACCAAAAGTTTGATGAAACTACAAAGATTAAAGCATCATATTCATTTCTTAATTCAGCTTCACGTTATAAATATTTTAAACCTTGTGTAAAGAAATATCTATATTCACATGTAAAAACTAAATTTCTACTTATACCAGCCAATGAATGGGACATTGCATTGTTCCTTCCTTTGGAAAGATTTAAAAAAGAAACAAAGAACCAAGTATTCAAAGATTCGAGAATGTTAATCAATGGCCTTTAGTATCAACGAAATGCTTGCTGTTATTAGTTCCAATGGTGGAATTAGTAAGGCATCAAAATTTATAGTTAGAATGCAGCCCCCACCTTCTGTGGATGGTGCTCTTAAAGAAGATTTTGTATTTTTCTGCGAGTCGGCACAGTTGCCTGGGATTGCTTTAACTTCTGATGATGTTAAGATGTCAGGTTTTGGTAACGTTGAAAAAAGACCTCATGGAGCATCTTTCAATGATATTTCAATGTCTTTCTTTAATGATGTTGATGGTAATGTACTAAGATTTTTTCATAGATGGTTACAAAGTGTTTATAACTTCAACAGCTTTGATAACCCTATTGGTGTTACTAAAAATCTACCAGTGAATGTTTTTGCATATCCAAAAGAATATAGAAACACAATTGAGATAATACACTTGGATGATAAGAGTGATGGGTATACTAATTTATCTGGTAAAGGTAATACAGGACCAGCCTCTAAGCCTGAAATAGAAAGCCAGACAGTAGTAAGCTATACACTATATGATGCATTTCCTGTTTCTATTGGTGATGTTGGTTTGAGTTGGTCTTCTGCTGATGAATTAGTTAGAATACCTGTGACGTTCACATATACCAATTGGACATCCACAACAATGGCTCCAAGTTCGTCTGATGCAGTTTCAGAAGCAAGAGCATCTTCAATCTCTAGCACAGAGTCTAGAGTAGATGCTTCATTGAATCAAGCAAATGAATTACTATCCGTGCAAAAAGCACAGCTACAACAACAAACAAACTACTATTCGCAATATTTGAATTATTATTAATTATAAGGATTTTTTGATATGGCTCTACCTAAAATTAAACATCCAACTTATGGGTTTACTATTCCTTCTACTAAGAAAGCTATCAACGTTAGACCTTTTACGGTACAAGAAGAAAAGATTCTACTGATGGCAAAGTCATCGGATAAACCTGAGGATATTCTATCTGCAGTAAAGCAGATAATTCAAAATTGTATTATAGAGCCAGTTGATGTTAGTAAGCTAGCAACATTTGATATTGAATATCTATTTGTTAAACTTAGATCTAAATCAATAGGTGAAATAGTTGATTTAGTATACACAGATCCAGTATCTGAAGAAGTAATTAAGTTTAAAGTTAACTTGGATGATGTTGAGGTAAAGAATAATCCTGAACATTCTAACAAAGTAATGATAAATGAAGAAGTAGGTCTTGTAATGAGATATCCAACTCTTCAAGAAGTAAAAGATGTTGAGACTAGTCAGTCTGAAGAGGATTCAGTATTAGAAGTACTATTGAATTGTATCGAAAAGATATTTGACAATGAAAGTGTATATACTGATTTCACTCGCGAAGAATTAGTTGATTTTATTGACAATCTACCTATGGAAAGTATGGGAGAGATTAAGAAGTTTTTTGATACCATGCCTGTACTTGAACACACTACTACAGTACAAAATAAAGAAGGCGTTACAAAAGATATTGTATTGAGAGGGTTAAGTAGTTTTTTTATGTCTTGACCGGATATAGTAATATCTCGGTCTATTATCAAACT